AAACGCACAGATCTAGCTAAAATTACGGAAGATGAACTTTTCAATGCGCTATGGTTGATAAACAATCGACCTAGAAAGTGTTTAAATTTTAAGACACCCTTTGAGGTATTCATGCACGAACTTGTTCAGTTAGAATGACTTTTTGTCGCAATAATTATTGCAATTCATCGTGTGAAAAATGGAGGGTCACAATAAACCATATTGATTGAATTATCACTTATTCCTTTCATGAGTTCTAAACAATCGCCTTTTAATATCGAGTTTTTCAAATGTAATTACTCCTTTAATTCGGTATTTTCCCTATATATATCCTCTAAAATAGCTAATAAGTCAACCCCTGTTTTTTCTAGTATATGGGACCAAGCATCTTTTTCATTTACCAAACAATCAATCTCAAAGGTTTTTGGCCGACTATTTTTAATAGGATTATCAATCTTAATAGTTCTGGCATTTTCAGCACCGTACTTTTCGATAAAACATAATTTTGCTACTTCTTCTGCAAAGGCTCCTGCATATTTGTACAGGAATCGACCTTTATTTTGATAAACATCAATTAATTTGCCTTCCTCTTTATGAACACCTAGTACTCCGTATATTAAATAATGATCATCGTTGTCTAACTCCATTTCAATTACTCGTTCTTTTACTTTTTTTGCAAATTTTTCCATTTCAATTTTGGCTAATTCTCGAATTTTATCATCAATTGTTTCAGGTTTATTAATCTCTTGTAAATCCTTTTGAGTCAAATCCTCTTGCATTGATATCTTCCTTTCATTTTTGGCATTCCTTAAAAACGCTTTTAGATGCGCTAGAAAGGATTCCCTAATTGTTTTATTTAGTTTCAAATAGCTCTTCTACTTTACAATTTAAAGCAGTAGCTATTTTCATCAGCACTTCAAGACTAACCGTTTCATTTTTACCCAATTTAGCTATTGTATTGGAACTAATCTGGGCGGCTTCTTGTAAATCTTTTTTTTTCATATTATTATCAATTAGTTTTTTCCAAAGTTTATTATATTCGATTTCCACTATTCTACTCGCTTTCTAAGGTTATTAAGGTGCTATTTGTGCTTGGGGTTTACTACGTCATGTAATAATCCATAGCGACCTTCGTTAGTGTCTTGTGTAAATTCAATTAAATTAACCCCTCTATTAGCAATATCTTTTGGTGAAAATGGTATTTCATCAGTTTGCTCTATCATAATTACTTGTCCATTTTCTGATTGAGACATGATATAAGACATAAAATTTTTTTTAATCGATTCATTTCTTGTGACATTTTTAGGCTCAGATAATTGAGTTAAAGGGGAGTCCATAATAAAGAAACCAGGAGCGTATCCTTCTCTTTGGAATATATATGTTTGCATAGAGATTGTGATTAAAGAATTTATAACTGCAGTATAACCACCGCCTAAGCAAGCAGATTTACTAATATTATTAATGGTTATATCGAATGAACCTAAATCTAGTTTGGTATTATCAGCACCGCCTATATTAGACTCTTTTAAAGAGTTACTAAGTATTTGCTCGTAAGGATAAATTAAATCATAATTGAATTTAGAAAATATATTATATTTAGTCTCAGTAGGGTCTTCTTCATTCTGACGATCAAATAATTCTCTTCCATAATATATCTCTTGTTGTTTTATTGCATTTAGCTCACTCTCCCATTTTAAGATATCAGAATAATTTTCTAATTCACTATCAAGATTTGATAATTTTGGAGTGATTTTATTTGATATATATTGATCTAATTCATTCTTTTCGGATTCTAACTTATTTATTTGCTTGATTATTGAATCTTTCTTTTTATGAACATCATTCGTAGTTTTATTTAATTCAATAATTTGTTCTTTCAGACCTGATAATTCAGCCATAGAGGCAGCAATATGTTCTTCTTTTGGTGAATCAGGTATTTCTGATTTACAAAATGGACAAACTTTTTTAGTGGGATGTTCTCCTACGCATATTTGACCTTCTATAATAAACTCTAATCTTTCTACATCTGATATATACTGAGAGTATAAGGAGTCAAAATTATGAAGAATAGTATTGCACTCAACTAGAGAATTATTCAATTGATAAATGTTACTCATTAAATTCCGACTTTTTTCGTTTGTAACGTTTAATTCTTCTTGAAGTGAATCAATGCTATTTTTTACAGATTCCATAATTTCTCGGACATTTACTATATTATGGGAGCTTATTTTTTCTTCTAAATCTGCTCGCTTTGATGCAATATTATCTCTCAAAGTTATTATATAAGCTATTATAGCTTCACGTTTGGCTTTGCTAATTACAGGATCTTCTGAAAGCACTAAATCATTCGCATCAGTTTTTGTTAGTAAAAATAGAAGAGCTGCTGCGGAAGATGTTTTGCTTCTAGGATCAGGTGATAATAGAGCAGAGGTTTCTCTGTCAATATCTTGTTGTTTCATGAAAAATAGATGGAGAATAGTTCGCCAGCTTAATCTTTGAGTATTACCTTTTTGGTTTGTAATGATTTTGTGGGTATGATTAATATTAATTAGTTTAAGTAGAACATCACTAATACTTTTTTTAGCATTTGTACTTGCTCTATAAGTGTCATTTTCTATATCAGGGATATTGCTCTTAACATGGATTTGGTTGGTTCCGATTTTTCGTTTCAGTGAAATGCGATTCTCGTTTTTTTGGAGGACGAGTTCAATATTCGTATAACCATGGTTATTATCGACAATTTTTGAAGGATAACCTTTTTTAGGAATATATCCAAAAGCATAATCAATACACTCCATTATCAAACTTTTACCAGTATTTGATGGTCCTATTATGAGATTAAATCCTTCAGTAAATCGAATTATAGAATCTTTGTGACCCCCACCTGATATAATCAATTTATGAAGTATAAGTCTATTCATCGTACACCTCCAATGGATAAAGTGTTTTGTTATTAATTTCTTTATTAATTTTTTTACTGTCAAGTGATGGATATTTAGAGAGCACTTCGTTTACGGCGATGCGATATTGATTCGCGTAATTTGTAGTTAATGAATTTGCAATCTCAATGCCTAATGCATCTAACTCGTAGAAATAACCGTTTCTATTGGCAATACATTTTACATAGGAATGGTAAACTAGATTTTTTAAAGATTCTGCTACAAGTTTTGATTTAGCAGAAAACTCACCATGCCTAAATAATCCGTCTCCGTGAAGATTTAGTTCAAATAAACCAAAGTCGGCCGCATAAATTGCTACAAAATCTATGCATGCTATTTGATGTTCATTGAGAGTGAACTTGCAAAGTTCTTTTAATAATATTAAAAGTCTTAAAGAAGTCTCAAATTCTGAGCCTATTAAATTAGATTTATTCATTGTTAGTTCACCCACTTTATTTTGCCATCATTTACTAGATGATGGCATACACCTTTTTTAATGCTATTACTAATCCAGTACGGGGACTTGCATAGAATGTAATTATCTACCGGATTGGATACAGCTTTTTCCATTGTCGATAACATTTTTTCATATCCATTGATATATTTTTTCCTCATAGTATCTTTTATGCCAGCTAGAGTTTCTGACTTTAAAACTTCGAATTGATTTGACAAATTATCAGCATCAAGTTCTCTAACTCCGCGTTCAATGGAAACTGCAGAATAATAATCGATACGTCGATCTTCAAAATCTTCTTTATAGTTAGGGAATTCAGGAAAATTTTTATCTGAGAAACGCTCAATAGATTCGGCATCAGCATATGCATTATAAAGTTCGTCTATATAAATTTTCTCTTTGTTAGAGAAAGTAGTAGGAACAGGAACTGATTCGGGTCTAGGTAATTTTTCAAGTTTCTCATCTATATCTTTTATAAGCTTTAAGCTCTTTTCAAAAATTGAAGAGGGCTTTTTTTGTTTCATTGAATAGCTACAAATTGATAAAAAAATTGATTCTAATAGCTCTTGACATTCATTTTCTGGATATTCACCAGGTAATCCGATACTTATTAACCAATCGCTAACAGATTGATATGATTCGGAATCGTCCATTATTTCAGAAATCCATTGAACATATTTATCAGGATCTCTGTGATCATAAACAAATTGGGCATCTTTTGATGGGATAGGATTTCCAATTAAATAACGATATTGAGTATCAGGTTTTCGTCTTAATAAATCGCATCCTTCCATTGCTGAATCTTTAATAAAATTTCCAATTATGGCAACAAAAAAATCTGCACCAGTTTTTCCATAAGAGATAAATGGTTTTAAACCTTTGGCATATTCTTTAAAGTTCAAGAAAATCCTCCTTTCGAATAGTAGTTTTAATTTAAATTTTTAAACTTCCGAACTCTTCCGAATGCTTCCGATAATTCCGAATTTTGAGTGAATCCAATTGATATTATTTGGGTGGAAAGCAAATAAATTTGATGTGCTTTTCTAAATTATAACAGAAAATCTTTTTACTTAAAAAGATTTCCTTGTTAACAAGGTGGTGAAAACAGTTGACCCGGCGTAATAGCAAACAGACTTCTCGAAAGATTGCCCGTAAAGCATCGAAAATTTTACGAGACAAACGTTATAGCAAGATTTCCAAATCAGTAGCAGGTTCCGCATTAGCACAGACAAAACGCAAGCGTAAATAATTTAACGGCTTTAGGAGGTGAGCCACAATCACCTTCAAATTAAAAATTCAATATAGCCCTAGTGATCATAAGGCGTGAGGATACATATTCAATTCCATCAGTCATCAGACTGGTGTGCATTGAGTAGAAGTAGCCTTTCCTTATGATGCACTTAAATGGGCAAAATGTAGGTCTGGATACTTCTATCTTCGGAAGGGTCCAGCCCTTTTTTGCTGTTCTTGCGCCTTGATGTCACAGGCATCTAAGGAGATAGAACAGTGAAAATCATTCTTAAATCTGAACCAAACAGCCGAAGCAGTTATCCAGTAAACACAGTATATGACATTACAACAGAAGAAGTCGCCATCATGATTGATGCGGATTTCGAGTTACAGAAACAAGAACTTGATGATCTATCAGAGGCTAAAAAACGTCCTATCGAAGCAATTATCAAGGACCTAAATAAGCCAGAAATTAACAATCCTAAGCGATTTCGTGATAACACTGTCAGCGGGCTAGTAAAAAATTCAAGTGGAACTTATGAAGATCGAGAGTACGAAGCCTCTGATGGACTTAACTATCATAAGCGGCCACCTAAAGATAAGAAGAAAGATAAAAAAATCGATCAACCTGGTGGATGCTTACGTTATGACAATGTACCAGGTCGACCTAAATCACCAAGCTTTTATTTTGAAGATGATTATGCGGAGAAGATGGAACAAACCGAGTTACTTCATCAAGCCATTCAATCTTTACCATTAAAGGAACAAGACCTCATTAAACAAATCTATTTTGAAGGTCGGTCACAGGCTGACTTTGCTAGGGCAGAAGGTGTCTCCCGACCAGCTATTAATAAGCGGTTAAATCGAGCAGAAAGCAAATTAAAGGCAAAACTTGCAGAGCTTGGGTTAACAAATCCTTATATCGGCGACTAGATATAAGGAGAGGTTAGCCAAAATAAAAAAGTTTGAAAAATTCGGTTAACAATCATTCCCCTCGGCGACATAAGTTGAGGGGACGTGATCTCCTACAAATTTTGAAAGGAGGATAACCTAATGCAACGCTTAAAAATTAGGTTGGATCGTAAACTGCAAGACAGTCAAAGTGTCGCGGTTAAGACGATGACAATCAGAGAAAAGGTATTGATGCGACTCTTAGGTGCACCTTTAAAAGTGAGTGTCATCGTGCCAGGTAATCAGGTCAGTGAATTAGAGATTAATAGATTGGAGGCCTAAAAGGATGTCGAAGATGAAGCAATTATTGGAGATTAGAAATGGCTTAGCACAAACGTTAGACGACCTAAATAGTCTATTAGGCCAGAAAGAAAATCCTGACCAAATGAGCTTATTAGATGATTACGCGATTCCTGATGAAGGCCCTACCCCTAAACTCATAAGTTTTGATGCCATTCAAAAGCATTTAGCGGATAAAGCAAGGGCGGGATATTCCGACCAAATACGTGAATTGATTCAGTCTCATGGGGTTGATAAGTTAAGCGATGTGAATCCAGAGAAATTTCCAGATTTGTGGAAGCAGGTGGATGCGATTGGTTAAGAAACACGCACTTCTATCGCCATCTTCCTCATCCAAATGGTTGTCATCGCCACCTATCGCAAGGCTCGAAGAAATTGCGATGGAGGAATATGGAGTGGATGACACCAATGAGTTTGCTGAGGAAGGCACTGTGGCCCATGCTTTAGCAGAATCAAAGCTATTAAAGGCAATCGGAGAAGAATCAGAACGACCAGATTCTGATTATATTGACGCTGACATGGAAATATATACGGACGACTATGTTCTATTCGTTCAAGAATTAATACAGAACTTTCAACAAGACCCTCATGTCATGGTGGAACAGCGACTGGATTGTTCAAACTGGGTCTCTGATTGCTTCGGAACGGGAGACTGTATTCTAGTAGGGGATAATCGTATAGAAATAATTGATTATAAGTATGGACGGATGTGGGTGCAAACGGAGAATAATCCTCAACTCATGTTATATGGACTTGGAGCATTAAATCTCCTTGATGGGATTTATGACATTGAGGAGCTATATCTGACGATTTATCAACCTCGTATTAACAACATCAACACATGGGTAATAGATAAAGACGCCTTGTTGGAATGGGCGGAGAAGGAACTGAAACCAAAAGCTCAGCTCGCTTATGAGGGGAAAGGTGAGTTTGAACCAGGCCCATGGCTCAAGTACACCAAGCTAAAAGCCATCTCCAAAGATCGAGCCGATCATCATCTGAAACTGCGTAAGTACGAATTAAAACAAGTTCACCTACTATCTGATCATGAGATTGAGGATATCTTAGCTCATGTCGATGATCTGGTGGACTGGGCTAAGTCGGTCAAAGAGTATGCAGAACAACAAGCCATTCAACACAAGAAACACTGGTCAGGATTCAAACTTGTCGAGGGACGAACTCGTCGCAAATATACGGATGAGTCCAAAATTGAAGAACGAGCCAAAGAACAAGGTATTACGGATATTTATGAAACGAAGGTACTGCCGATTACAAAGCTTGAAAAGCAGATCGGCAAGAAGAAGTTTAATGACCTATTTGGTGACTTGGTGGTTAAGCCCACAGGCAAACTGACCCTAGTTGCTGAATCGGATTATCGACCAGCAATCGTAACTATTGACGCAACAGAAGAATTTAACCAAATCTAGGAGGAAATTATTATGACAAATCAAAATTTACAAACAAGAGTATTACTACCAGAAGTTCGCTTATCTTATCCATTCATTTGGGAGCCAAGAGCACAGTTCGACGGAGGAAAAGAAAAATATTCAGTATCTTTACTGATTGACAAAGGGGATACAGAAACGATTAAAAAAGTAAAACAGGCGATTCAAAATGCAGCCAAAGCTGGAGTCAATAAGTTCGGTGGTAAAGTGCCTGATATTTCCAAACTCCGTACGCCATTACGCGATGGCGATGAGCGAGACGACACTGCTTATCATGGACACTACTTTATCAATGCGTCATCCCTACAAGCACCACAAATCGTGGATGGAAATGTAGCGCCGATTATAGATCGTAATGAAGTTTATGCGGGTGTTTATGCCAATGTAACAATCAATCTGTACGCATACAACGTTAATGGAAACCGCGGAATCGCCGCAGGATTAGGCAATATTCAAAAGGTACGTGATGGCGAATCACTTGGAGGACGTACGTCAGCTTCATCAGATTTTCAAACGTTAACCACTGCAGTCGATGACTTTTTATCTTAAAGGAGGACACAAATATGGATTTATTTATGGCACTAGTTGATGGGGTATTAACAGGAGTAGGAATTGCAATCCTGATGTATATGGGTGCTTGTGTTGCCTATGTGAGTAACCAATTGATTGATATCGCATTAAGTCAGAGAAAACAGAAAAATCAATTAAAAGAAAAAGGTTATCAAGATGAAGACTCTATCCATCGACATTGAGACTTATTCATCCGCTAATCTTGCTAAGACAGGCGTTTACAAATATGCAGAGAGCCAGGATTTTAATATCCTGCTCTTTGCCTATTCAGTAGATAACGGACCTGTCGAGGTTGTTGATCTAGTTAATGACGAAGAAATACCTAAACCGATTCTAAAAGCTTTAACGGATGAAACCGTTCAGAAATGGGCTTTTAATGCCAACTTCGAGCGGATTTGTCTGAGTCGTTATTTAGGCTATCCCACAGGTCAGTACCTTGACCCTCACTCATGGTATTGCTCGATGATTTGGTCTGCCACTCTGGGCTTACCTCTATCCCTTGAAAAAGTAGGTGAGGTGCTAGGTCTGCAAGACCAAAAGCTAAAAGAGGGGAAGAACCTTATTCGTTATTTTTGTGTCCCTTGTAAACCAACCAAGTCAAATGGGGGTCGGACACGCAACTTACCCCATCATGCTCTAGAAGATTGGGAGCTGTTCAAGGCATATAACAAACGAGATGTTGAAGTAGAACTGGCTATTAAAGACCGTTTAAGTAAATTTCCAGTGTCTAACAAAGAGTGGGCACATTACCACCAAGACCAAGTAATTAACGACTTAGGTATTAAGGTGGATTTAGACTTCGTTGATGGTGCACTTCACTGCGACCGAGAAGCAAGGGCCGTCCATCTTGAAGAGGCTAAACAACTTACTGGTTTAGAAAACCCGAACTCCCCTATGCAGTTAAAAGATTGGCTAAATAAACAGGGATGTCTCATTGAGTCGCTCGCTAAAAAGGATGTACAAGAAGCCCTAGAAACTTCGAGTGGTGATGTAAAACGGGTCTTAGAGTTGAGACAGGAGTTATCCAAATCGAGTGTGAAGAAATACGATGCCATGAAACATGTCACAGGTTGTGACGGACGAGCGAGAGGGCTGATTCAGTTTTATGGTGCAAATCGAACGGGTCGATACGCAGGGCGCTTAATACAGGTTCAAAATCTTCCACGAAACTACATCACTAATTTAGAAGAAGCTAGAAATCTGGTTAAAGTTAAAGATTACCAAACGTTAGAGATGCTATTTAATTCTACGTCCAATACTTTATCGGAGCTGATCCGAACCGCTTTTATACCTGATGACGGTCACCGTTTTATCGTGGACGACTTTTCATCAATTGAAGCAAGAGTCTTAGCCTGGTTAGCCGAAGAAGATTGGCGTCAGGAAGCTTTTCTAGCGGGTAAGGATATTTATTGTGAGTCAGCGTCGCAGATGTTTGGTATCCCAGTAGAAAAGCATGGGATCAATAGCCACTTAAGGCAAAAGGGTAAAGTAGCCGAATTAGCGTGTGGTTACGGTGGATCCATCGGTGCACTTAAAGCGATGGGCGCTTTAGAGATGGGACTGGAAGAAGAGGAACTTCAAGGTATTGTATATGATTGGCGGCAAGCTAGTCCGAACATCGTTAATTTATGGTGGTCAGTGGATCGTTGCACGAAAGACACCATCAAAGGGCGGATGACGACTGAAACACATGGCCTTCGTTTTAGTTATGAGTCAGGTATTTTATTCATTCAACTTCCGTCAGGTCGAAGGCTAGCTTATTGTAAACCTCGAATTGGCGAGAATCGTTTTGGCGGGGAGTCCGTTGTCTATGAAGGCATTGGGACAGGAAATAAGTGGCAAGCCATCGAGTCTTATGGGGCTAAATTTGTTGAGAATATCGTCCAGGGGATTGCCCGAGATATTTTGGCGGAAACGATGTACCGCTTAAGAGACTATCGAATTGTCATGCATGTCCACGATGAGGTGATTTTAGAAGTGCCTGAAGGTCAGTCGAGTGTGGAAGAAATCTCAAAACTAATGAGTCAACCACCTGATTGGGCAGAAGGGTTAGTGCTTGGAGCTGACGGGTTTGAATGTCAGTTCTATCAAAAAGATTAAATGAAGGAGAGAGTAGTTTATGGAACTATACCATGCAAATGTACGGGGACAGGAAAAGAATCGCTTCTACCCCCTTAAAAAGACCGTTAAATCATTGTCAGACTTTAAAAAGGTGGTGAGCTTTGACCATGTGGCAGCAAGTTATAAAAATAATCAACGGTCAGTGGCGAACTTTATAGCTTCAGATGTTGTCGTATTGGATGTCGATAATGATTATTCTGACAATCCGACAGATTGGATTCAAATGGTGGGCATCCCGTCACTCTTTCCAGGGGTTCAGTGCTATGCGGCTTCAAGTCGAAACAATAAAAAGGTCAAGGGCAACCAGTCAGCTCGACCACGTTTCCATGTTTATTTTCCAATTCACTCTATCCAGGATGCGGATGACTACAAGGCATTGAAAGAGCGAATTGTTGAGGTAGCTCCTTATTTTGATATCAATGCTTTGGATAGCGCCCGTTTTATTTATGGCGTGGAGAATCCAGAGGTGATGTACTTTGATGGGAAACTAACCATTGATGACTTTATCGCTAACCAACCGCTTAACTTTGAAGACTTAGCCATGCCTGGTGTTCCTCAAACCATCAGTCAGGGATCACGTAATAGCACGATGAGTCAATATGCGGGACGGGTCTTGGTGCGCTTAGGTGATGCCGAAGAAGCACGACGTTTATTTGATGAACGAGCAAGTTTGTGTGAGCCACCATTAAGTGATGAGGAACTGAATCAAATCTGGCAGTCGGCTTTGAAATTTGAAAAGCGGGTGGCTGAGGATCCTAATTACATCCCACCTGATCAGTTTAATAGTGAGTATCTCTATCAGCCTGAGGACTATTCAGATATTGGTCAGGCCTTGGTGCTAGCGGAGCATTTCCAAGATAAACTTCGCTTCTCACAAGCCACAGGTTTCTTGGTTTATAACGATAGTTACTGGGAGGAGTCAGACCTGGATGCGGTGGGTGTAGTTCGAGAGCTAACCGATCGCCAGTTAGAAGAAGCAGAGGAAGGTATCGCTAAATATAAAAACCTGTTGAGTCGAAATGGTGGTATGCAACTCCTAGATAACCTGAGTAAGAAAAAGGCACTCGAAGCTTTTAATAAGGAACAAATGATTTTCTACCAGAAGCTAAATGAAGCGATGAATTACCGAGAGTTTGTCTTAAAACGTCGTAATCAAAATTATGTCCAGGCAACTTTGCGAATTGCGGAGCACTTGGTGGCAGTGGATCCGATGAACCTGGATAGTGATTCGTTTATTCTGAACACGCCAGCCTGTACTTACCACCTGGAAACAGGAGAGGTGTTAGACCATCAACCAGGCCATCTACTAACCAAACAAACAACAGTTGCTGTCAAGAATAATAAGTCTCCGATTTGGCAGGAAGCTTTGAACACCTTCTTCCTCAATGACCAAGACTTGATTGATTATGTTCAAGAAATCGTTGGCCTGTCGGTAGTTGGAAAAGTATACGTTGAAGCTTTGATTATTGCCTATGGTGATGGGCGAAATGGGAAGTCGACCTTTTGGAATACGATTGCGCGAGTCCTTGGTACTTACGCTAGTACTTTGTCAGCGGATGTTCTAACCAATCAATCAAGACGCAATGTGAAACCTGAAATTGCTGAAACGAAAGGGAAACGGTTGTTGATTGCTGCTGAACTTCAAGAAGGGATGAGCTTAAACACCTCGATTGTTAAGCAGTTGTGTTCAACGGATATCATTAAGGGCGAGAAGAAATTCAAGAAACCTTTTGACTTTGTACCCTCTCACACCATCGTTCTCTATACCAACCATCTTCCTAAGGTGGGGGCTATGGACGCTGGGACCTGGCGACGGTTAATTGTCATTCCTTTTGAAGCGGTGATTGAAGGACAGTCTGATATCAAAAACTATGCGGACTATTTGTATGACCAGTGTGGTGGTGAGATTCTTCAATGGATCATTGAGGGTGCTCAGCGTGTCATTAAAAAAGACTTCAAAATTAAGCCCGCTAAACGGGTTCAAGAGGCGATTGCCCATTACCATCAAGCCAATGATTGGTTTCAACAATTCCTCAATGAGTGCTGTGAGCTAGGCGAGGATAAGCAGGAGAAGTCAGGGCAGTTATATGACGCTTACCGTGCTCATTGTTATCGTACAGGAGATATAGCTAAAAATAGTCGTGAATTTTATCAGGCGCTAACATCCGCTGGGTTTAAAAGGTTCAAAAAACGTGAGGGGAGTTTTATCCATGGTTTACAACTCCTCAATGAATTTTTATAGAATGTTGATTTAACAACGTTTGTGACATGTGTGACAACTGATTACCTACCTTACGTATATGAGAAAAAATGAAATTTATTTATATATAAGAATAGGAATCGGATGTCACAGGTGTCACACTTTTATAAATTTTGATGAAAGGATCCGTTATGCGAGAAAAACAAATTGAGGAAAAATTAAGACAAGCAGTCACTGAACGAGGTGGTCTAGCCATCAAATTTATTTCACCTAGCTTAACAGGGATTCCAGACCGCCTGCTTCTCATGCCAGGAGGAAAGCTAGCCTTTGTGGAAGTCAAACAACCTGGTGGTAAGGTGAGGAAAATTCAAAACCGAAGAATAGAACAACTTCAAGACTTAGGATTCAAATGTTATGTCCTGGATAGCTTACTAGTGATTCCTAAAATCATGGAGGAGGTAGTGGCGGATGAACTTCACACCCCATAACTATCAAGCCTATGCGATAAATTATATTGAACAACATCCTATTGCCGCCTTGCTGTTAGACATGGGACTCGGTAAAACAGTGATCACCTTAACCGCTATTAAAAATTTGATGTTTGATTATTTCACTGTCAAAAAGGTCTTGGTGATTGCTCCCTTACGAGTCGCTAGAGATACTTGGCCCGATGAGATTAATAAGTGGGAACACTTAAAAGACTTAACTTATTCTGATGTTGTTGGAAGTCAAAAAGAAAGGTTAGCGGCATTAAATACCAAAGCTGATATCTATATCATAAACCGAGAGAATGTAACCTGGTTGATTGAAAAGAGCGGTCAACCTTTTGACTATGACATGGTGATTGTGGATGAGCTATCAAGTTTTAAGTCCCACCAATCTAAACGGTTCAAGTCTTTAATCCAGGTTCGTCCAAAAATCAAACGAATGGTCGGTTTAACAGGCACCCCTTCCAGTAATGGATTGATGGACTTATGGACGCAGTTTAGATTACTCGATATGGGGAAACGACTGGGACGTTTTATCAGTCACTATCGTCAAAGGTATTTTGACCCTGATAAACGTAATGGTATGGTCATCTATTCTTATAAACCAAAATCATATGCAGAGGATGCTATCTATAAACAGATCGAGGATATCTCGGTTTCAATGAAAGCAGAAGATTACTTAGATATGCCAGACCTTGTGATGAACGAAGTCGTAGTCAAGCTCTCTGATAAAGAACAGAAAGTCTACGATGAACTCAAAGCTGAGATGATCGTGGAAGTGAAAGATCAAGCCATCGATGCGATCAACGCTGCGAGCTTATCCAATAAACTCCTTCAAATGGCGAGTGGCAAGGTCTATGATGACCAAGGTGACAGTGTTAGTATTCATGAGCGTAAACTTGATGCCTTGGAGGATTTGGTGGAAGCAGCGAATGGGAAACCCATCCTCATCGCTTACTGGTTCAAGCATGACTTAGAGGTTATTCAAAAAAGAGTCGGAGCCAGGCTTTTAAAGACGAGTCAAGACTTTAAGGAATGGAATGAGGGTAAGGTATCTGTTGCTGTTATCCATCCAGCCAGTGCAGGTCATGGTTTAAACTTACAAGCGGGTGGATCAACTCTAGTTTGGTATTCACTGACCTGGTCTTTAGAACTCTACCAACAAACCAATGCTCGACTCTACCGACAAGGTCAAAAAGAATCAGTCATCATTCATCACTTAATTACTAAAGGCACAGTAGATGAAGATGCAATGTCAGCCCTTAAACGAAAAGATAAAGGCCAACAAGCTTTACTCGAAGCCGTCAAAGCACAATTGAAAGGAGCATGAGATGACACCTAAGCAGTATTTACAACAAGCCTTTTACTTAGATCAGGCTATCGAGAATAAAATCGAACAGGTGGATGCTTGGAATCAACTGGCAACAAAAATGACGATGACTTATTCCAACTTACCTAAGTCCAAGCACTACCGTCCGACTAGTTTTGAAGATACCTTGATTAAGATTATTGAGATGCAAGAAGAAATCAATCAAGACATTGATCGCTTGGTGGATTTGAAGTTAGAAATTAAAGACTGCATCTTAAAACTAAAAGACAAGGAAGCCCAGGTCGTCTTAGAAAAACGCTATCTCTGTTTTAAGAAGTGGGAAGAGATCGCGGTGGAGATGAATTTTGATACCCGCCAGGTCTTTCGTATTCATAACCGTGGACTGCAAGCTTTAGATAGACGAGGACTAACTTGTCAGTAAATGTCATTGAAAGTCATTAAGAACTTTTGTTATTGTTATACTAGAAAAAGAATCAAGAGAGCCTGTGTGGTCAAGAGACTGCATGGGCTTTTCTATTGGAGTGAATGTGATGCCTAGAAAACCGAAGCGACCTTGTTCTTATCCAGGTTGTCCTGAACTGGTTGAGGGTCGGTACTGTGAAGTCCATCAAAAGAAAGACTATCAAACCTATAACCGTTATCATCGTAACCCAGCCCACAAGACACGATATGGCAGTCAGTGGCGAAAGATAAGAAATAGATACATCCAAGCCCATCCTTTGTGTGAGAAGTGTAAAGAACGAGGACGAATGAAAGTAGCTGAGGAAGTCCACCACGTTGTACCTCTTGAACATGGTGGGACACATGATGAAAGTAATCTACAAGCTTTATGTAAGTCTTGCCATTCAAGACAATCAATCCTTGATGGTGACCGCTTTAGAAGACATAAACGACCAAGAAATCAGTAATAAATATTAAAATTTATCTTTTTTACACCCCAGGGGGAGGTTGAATCTCAAAACAATTATCCCCATTCAGCGGCGCCCCCCTCTCACGCAGGGGAAGGGGGTTTCAAACGGGGGATTAAGGGGAATGATTTTATTCTGGAGTTGAAAGGAGGAGGAGATGGCAAAAGATGGTACACGACGAGGAGGAAGGAGACCGAGAGCGGGTAAGAAGTCTAAAGATTTAGCTGAGAAAGTGAATCAAGGTGAAAAAGCACTGGTGATGGCGATCCCTGATTTGAAACCTTCTCATTTGGAAGTGGATGAACTTGACGTTGATGTGGACTACCAAGGTAATGAAATGCCTGAACCCTCCGAATACTTATCCGCTAAACAGCGTGATGGGACGGATCTCGGCGCAGATATTATCTATAAAGAAACCTGGCTCTGGTTACAGGAGCGAGGATGCGAAAAACTTGTGAACAGACGGTTACTTGAATCGTACTCACAAGCTTTTGCGCGTTTTATTCAATGTGAAGAAGCCATCTCAGATTTTGGTTTGTTAGGCAAGCACCCAACAACAGGTGGGGCGATTACTAGCCCTTTTGTCCAGATGAGTCAAAGCTTTCAAAAGCAAGCCAATCTCTTATGGTATGAAATTTTTGACATCGTGAAGCAAAACTCTCTCACCCCTTATGCAGGTGATCCACAAGGAGATGCGATGGAACAGTTACTAAGAAGTCGACAAAAATAAAGGAGGATGATGAATGACAAAGATTTATTTTGAAACAGCAGAGTCGGTTTGTAAGGGGCATCCCGATAAGCTATGTGATTATTTATCAGATTGTGTATTAGACGCTTGTCTAAAAGTTGATGCAAGTGCTCGAGTCGCCTGTGAAGTGTTAGCAACGAAGGGGCAAATCATTGTAGCTGGAGAAATTTCGTGTGAGGGTTATATCGATATTTCGGATGTGATTGACGAGGGGTTATCACAGATTGGTTATGACCCGATGGATTACCAGGTTCAGTGTTTTATGAAAGAACAGTCTCCAGATATTGCCAGTGGTGTTAACTCCTCGTTGGAACAGCGAAAGGGAGACACTGATAATGAGGAACTGGGAGCGGGTGACCAAGGGACCATGGTAGGTTATGCGACCAATGAGAATTCATACTACCTGCCGACCCCATTAGTTATTGCAAATCAGTTATGTCAAAAAGCCGACCAAGTAAGAGAATCAGGTGACTTTCCTGAACTACGACCAGATGGAAAAGCTCAAGTTACTATGAAATATTTAGACCAGATTCCTTTATTAGTCGATACAGTGGTGATGTCCTTGCAACATCAATCTGATATTCATCATAAGAGTTTTGAACGTAAAGTCAGAAAGCTCATTATTGACCCCGTTCTAGCTCATTACCGTTGTCATGACGAAACGCAAATACTGATCAATCCTTCTGGTCAGTTTATCCTAGGCGGTCCAGAAGCTGATACAGGCTTAACGGGTCGCAAGCTAATGGTCGATACTTATGGCGGTTTAGTCCCTCATGGGGGCGGTGCTTTTTCAGGAAAAGATTTAACCAAAGTCGATCGTTTAGGAGCTTACATGGCCCGTTATCTGGCCAAGAACGTGGTATTTGGTGGCTTAGCTAATCGATGCCTAGTGAAATTATCTTATGCAATTGGCAAGGCAGAACCAGTGATGGTCAGTGTTGAAACAGACGGTATGAATTCAGTGAGTGATCAGACTATCTCCAAAGCCATTCAAGCTGTTTTTAAATTGACGCCTCAAGGAATGATTGAAGAATTATTCAAGTATCCTTTTGACTTTAAACAAACTGCACATTATGGTCACTTTACCGATTCTTCTTATCCATGGGAACAGATTAGTGACAAATTACAAGCGTTGATAACGGAGGTGAAGCGTTATGAACATCCAACAAATAGCCATTAAAGACTTATTTCCTGCGGACTATAATCCGCGTAAAGACTTACAGCCAGGTGATAAGGAATATGACCAACTCAAACAATCACTTGAAACCTTTGGCTATGTTGAACCTGTCATTTGGAATGAACGAACAGGCCGGGTGGTTGGCGGCCATCAGCGTCTCAAGGTCTTACAAGAATTAGGTCATGACACGATTGATTGTGTGGTTGTTAACCTGGAAGAAAGTGACGAGAAAGCTCTCAATGTCGCCTTGAACAAAATTTCAGGAGATTGGGATAAGGATAAATTAGCTCTTTTAATGGCTGATCTTGAAAGCCTGGATTATGACTTAGCTTTAACTGGATTTGATATGGCAGAGCTCGATGATTTGTTCAAAGACCATTTGAAAGAAGACATTCAAGATGACGACTTCGATGTCGATGAAGCTTTAAAAGAACTCAGTATCACGCAAACGGGGGACATTTGGCAACTCGGTCGTCACCGATTGTTATGTGGGGATGCAACAAAGAAAGAAAGCTATCAGACTTTATTAGGGGATCAGAAAGTCAACCTGGTACTCACTGATCCGCCTTATAACGTGAATTATGAGGGCAGTGCAGGTAAGATTCAAAACGACCACCAAGCTGATGACGATTTTTACCAATTTTTATTAAAAGCTTTTGAGGGTATGGCATCAGTCATGTCTGACGATGCATCTATTTATATCTTCCATGCTGACACAGAGGGGTTAAACTTTCGTCGAGCTTTTAAAGAAGCGGGCTTTTATTTATCAGGAACTTGTATATGGAAAAAGCAATCGCTCGTTTTAGGACGATCCCCTTATCAGTGGCAACATGAACCTATTCTTTATGGTTGGAAAGCAAAGGGGAAACACGCCTGGTACGCAGGTCGTAAAGAAACAACCATTTGGGAATTTGATAAGCCAAGTCGAAATTCAGACCATCCAACAATGAAGCCGATACCGCTACTCGCTTATCCGATTATGAACTCCACTTTAACTAATTCAGTCGTCCTTGACCCCTTTGGTGGGTCTGGCTCAACGCTCATTGCCTGTGAACAGAGTGATCGCATTTGTTATACGATGGAACTCGATGAAAAGTTCTGTGATGTGATTGTGAAACGGTACATTGAACAGGTTGGCGGCTCAGATGATGTGGTTCTAATTCGGGATAATAAGTGTTATAAATACTCAGAAATAAATTAGCTCAAATTGCTAAATAAGACTGGACTTTCACGCTTTTTAGAGTGATGTATGTACATGAAGAAAGGAGCGTGACAGTCATGCAAAAGCAGTATGATTTAAATGGTCGTCAAAGAAAAGCCTTGTGTCAATTGATAGGCGAAGTTGTTGAGGAAGAGGTGGTTTACTTAGGCACTCCCACTTATGCCTACCAGATTGGTGATATTAAAGTGGATAGGGAGTGCCAAGTGACTGGTGTATCAGAATCTATTCACCAAGCAATCCTACAAGCGGGTTTTGAGGAAGTAGTTGAGAATATATCAGATGAAGATGATGACGGATTAACCATATCCGTTCCAGCTATTGATGAAGTGGACCTAGAAAAGCTAAACCATCTCCTCCAATCTAAAAGTGACCTTATCAAGAAAGCTTTAAAAGCTGACCAAATCAGTTTTTATGAAGCAGATGGCCAACTTCATTTCCTCTGGTTTAATCACTTACCCAGTCCAGAGACCATCCAAGCCAGCTCACTATTAATTACCAAGATGATTGATTATGTGAAGCGTCGGGAGTGGATCTCAAATAAACCGACCCAAACAGATAATGATAAATATAGCTTTCGTGTCTTTCTCTTATCCATCGGTCTTATTGGACCATCTTACAAGGAGATGCGAAAGATATTATTGAAAGACTTAACTGGCAATACCGCTTTTAGACATCCGAAAGGGAGTGGCAGTGATGAATAAAGAACGCTTAGCACAAATCAAAAGCAACTACCCTCATGGGACACGTATTGAACTTTTAAAAATGGATGATGACCAAGCGCCACCGATTGGTACCCAAGGAATTGTCCTAGCAGTAGATGATTTAGGATCTTTATTAGTAGCCTGGGACAATGGTTCCAGTTTGAATGTTCTTGACGGGATAGATGTTGTCAGAAAGCTTGATAAATAAGTCTTTTTAGTCAAAAAAGAACTGGACTAAGCTGTGAATGTAGGGCAATATGTGGTCACCAAAAGAAAAGGAGTTGCCCCTTATGACCAATAAAGAAGTCAAACGAAACAGTTTTTTAGTCGCTATTCAGCGCAGAGAACAGAAAAAAGAAATCATCCTTTTAGAAATTGCTAAGCAACATAGCTTTGCAGTGAATGACCGAGGAGATTTAGAAAAGCGAAACACTGATAGTGAAGATTTTATTGAACTATCTGTTTGGAGCTTGAAAGCTATGTTAAAGGCAGCTTATGAGGCTGGCCAACAAGTAGATAGAATAGACTAAATAACTACGACACAGAGTCCTAAATAAGGGCTCTTTTTTAGTGAGGAGGAGGACGTTGAGTGAATTATTAAACTATAAACCCACACGATTTATGGAAGATACCTCTTATTATGATGAACAAAAAGCCGATTTCGCGGTGAATTTTATTGAGTGCTTGACCCATACCAAGGGGCAGTGGGCAGGTAAACCTTTCAAATTACTTCCCTGGCAAGAAGAAATCATTCGCGATCTATTTGGCGTGATGAAACCCAATGGCTACCGCCAGTTTAATACCGCTTATGTGGAGATTCCCAAAAAACAAGGCAAGTCTGAACTGGCTGCCGCTATTGCATTGCTATTAACCTGTGGCGACGGGGAACAGCGAGCGGAAGTATATGGCTGTGCGGCGGATCGTCAACAAGCCTCCATCGTGTTTGAAGTGGCGGCGGATATGGTACGCATGTGCCCAGCACTCAACAAGCGAGTGAAGATTCTGGCCAGTCAAAAGCGAATCGTTTATTATCCGACCAATAGCTTTTACCAGGTTTTGTCGGCAGAAGCCTACTCCAAGCACGGCTTTAATATTAGTGGCGTTATTTTTGACGAACTCCATACTCAACCCAATCGTAAACTCTATGATGTTATGACTAAGGGTTCAGGGGATGCCAGAACGCAACCTCTCTACTTTTTAATTACAACAGCAGGCAATGATACCAATACCATTGGCTATGAGATTCATCAAAAGGCTGAGGATATTTTAGAAGGGAGAAAATCGGACCCAACCTTTTATCCTGTCATTTATGGCGCAAAAGAAGATGAGGACTGGACGGATCCTGAAGTTTGGAAGAAGGCGAATCCCTCTTTAGGCGTGACCGTAGCTATGGAAAAGGTTCAAGTCGCCTGTGATCAAGCTAAGCAAAACCCTGCTGAGGAGAATGCGTTTAGGCAACTGAGACTCAACCAATGGGTGAAGCAAGCAGTGCGGTGGATGCCTATGGATAAGTGGGATGAGTGCGCCTATCCAGTGAATACAGATCATCTGAAGGGGAGAGTTTGTTATGGCGGATTGGACTTATCATCAACCACTGATATCACCGCTTTTGTCTTAGTCTTTCCACCAGAAGATGAGGACGATAAATATGCAATCCTGCCTTACTTTTGGATTCCAGAAGAAAATGTGGCTCTTAGAACCAACCGTGATCATGTCCATTATGAGTCCTGGGTCAAACAAGGTTATCTCCTGACGACCGAAGGGAATGTGGTTCACTATGGCTACATTGAAGAATTCATTGATGCCTTAGGCAAACAGTATCAAATCCATGAAATTGCCTTTGACCGTTGGGGCGCCATTCAAATGACCCAGAACCTAGAGGGCATGGGCTATACCGTTGTTCCTTTTGGGCAAGGATTCAAGGATATGAGTCCACCCACCAAAGAACTGATGAAGTTGACGCTTGAAGCAAAAATAGCTCATGGCGGGCATCCAGTGCTGAGGTGGATGGCAGATAACATCTATATCCGAAAAGACCCCGCTGGGAATATCAAACCCGATAAAGAAAAGTCATCAGAAAAAATTGATGGCATTGTCGCTACCATCATGGCCCTGGATCGGGCGCTTAGAAACCAAGGTAATGACCCAACGTCAATTTACCAAGAAAGGGGGATACTACTCTTATGAATTTCTTTCAAAAATTGTTCAAGTCAAGGGATAAGCCGACTAACTTGTCTAACAGTCGCTTATCCTTTTTGTTTGGTCCGACACCCTCTGGTCAACAAGTCACTGAACAAACCGCGATGCAGACCAGTGCAGTTTATGCCTGTGTCCGTATTTTAGCCGAGTCAGTGGCAAGCCTACCCCTTCATCTGTATGAAGTATCAGAAGGAAATAGAAATCGGGCTTATCATCATTCGCTCTATCCCTTGCTCCATGACCAAGTCAATGAGGATATGACCAGTTTTATATTTCGTGAAACTCTGATGACACACCTACTCTTATGGGGTAATGCCTACGCTCAAATTATTCGAAATGGTCGCGGAGAAGTATTAGGACTATATCCGCTTTTACCCGATCAAATGGAAGTCACTCGTACGAAGTCTAATCAATTGGTCTATGTCTATACCAAAGTCGAAGACCAATATAAAGAAACCAAGGTCACGTTAAAAGGAGAAGATGTCCTTCATATTCCTGGACTTGGTTTTGATGGATTGGTAGGTTATAGCCCGATTGCCATGGCTAAAAATACGATTGGCTTGTCGATTGCTGCTGAAGAATATGGGGCCAAGTTTTTTGCGAATGGTGCCAACCCAGGCGGTATTTTAGAACATCCAGGCATTGTTAAAGACCCTGAACGGTTGCGACAGTCCTGGCAAGCCCAATTTTCAGGAACGAACCAGCACCGTATTGCTGTATTAGAAGAAGGGATGAGTTTTAAACAAACCACGATTCCGCCTGACCAAGCCCAATTTTTAGAGACGCGTAAATTTCAGTTAAATGAGATTGCACGTCTCTTTCGTATTCCGCCTCATATGATTGGGGACTTGGAACGGTCGAGTTATAACAATATCGAACAACAGTCGATGGAATTTGTGAAGTACACTCTCAATCCCTGGGTCACTCGTTGGGAACAAGCTTTGAAGAAAGCCTTACTCACTCCACAGGAAAAATCGAGTTATCAGATTAAATTCAATGTGAACGGACTACTTAGAGGAGACTACGAAAGTCGGATGAATGGGTATGCGGTGGCAAGGCAGAATGGTTGGTTATCAGCGAACGATATTCGAGAACTGGAAGATTTAAACAAAATCAGCCCCGAAGAAGGTGGCGATAAGTATTTAGTGAACGGTAATATGTTGCCGCTTGATTTGGCTGGGGAATTTTATCGTAAGAAAGGAGTCGATTATGAAGTTTTGGAATTGGACGAAGAATAAGGATGGGAATCGTGAACTCACCATCGAGGGTGTGATTGCTGAAGAATCCTGGTATGGGGATGAAGTGACTCCTCAACAATTTAGAGAGGAACTCGAAGCTGAAACTGGGCCAATTGTCATTTGGTTAAATTCGCCAGGAGGTGACTGTATTGCAGCGAGTCAGATTTATACCATGTTAATGGAATATCCTGATGAAGTGACGGTGCGTATCGATGGGTTAGCCGCATCGGCAGCAAGTGTGATTGCGATGGCGGGAACAAAGATTGAGATGGCCCCGACGGCTTTAATGATGATTCATAATCCTTTAACAGCGGTCTTAGGGGATCATAGCGAAATGGCGAAAGCAATTACCATGTTAATGGAAGTCAAGGAGTCGATTATCAATGCCTATGAAATTAAAACAGATCTTACTCGTGAGGTTCTATCCTCCATGATGGATGAAGAAACCTGGATGAATGCCTATAAGGCCATGGAACTAGGCTTTTGTGATGACATCATGCAAGACACCAAAGTTGCTACGGTAACCACCTATGCTTATTCAAGTAAGGAAGCAGCGACCTGTTTAATCAATAAAGTAAAAGCAGATACGACACCGATTACTGCTTTAGTTGACCGTCTCTATCAAATGAAACCTTAGGAGGAATAATCATGAATAAATTACAAGAATTACGCCAAAAACGTGCACAAGCCTGGGATCAAGCCAAGGCTTTTTTAGATGAAAAACATCAAGAAGCAGATGTCTTAGATGCGGCGGACACGAACCGCTATGAAGAAATGGAGGCTGTTGTTGTGAATTTAGGTAAAGAAATTGAACGATTAGAACGTCAAGAAGCGATGGATGCTTCGTTAAATCAACCAACGACTCAACCGATGAACCACCAAATAATGGGAGATAAAGTTAAGAGTGACCATGATGAATACAGTCAAAACTTTTGGAACATTATGCGAGGTAAAAAACACCTTGTTCCTCAAAATGCTTTGCAAGTAGGAACTGATTCAGAAGGAGGCTACTTAGTCCCTGATGAATTTGAAAAGACTTTAGTGGAAGGCTTGGAGAGTGAGAATATCTTTAGACGGATTGCTAAAGTCATTCAAACGCAAAGTGGTGAGCGTAAAATTCCTGTTGTTGCATCAAAAGGTGAAGCGGCTTGGATGGATGAAGAAGGGGCTTATGTAGAAAGTGATACAAGCTTTAGCCAAGTGCTCTTAGGTGCACATAAACTAGGAACTTTAGTGAAGGTATCCGAAGAACTACTCAATGATGCAGCTTTCAACTTACCGAGTTATATTGCGCGTGAATTTGCTCGTCGCTTAGGTGCTAAGGAAGAAGAAGCTTTTTTAACTGGGGACGGAGTAGGCAAACCACTAGGGCTCTTAAAAGATAAGGCGCTTTTAACTGGAGCCACCACTGCAGGTGCTAAGGCGATTACTTTTGACGACTTAATTGAACTCTATTATTCCTTAAAAGAGCCTTACCGTAAAAATGCAGTCTTTGTTATGAATGACCAAACGGTTAAAGCAGTGCGTCAGTTGAAAGATGGTAACGGTCAATATATCTGGCAACCATCCCTAGTAGAGGGAACACCTGATAAAATCCTTAACTGTCCAGTGCTTACGTCTGCTTACATGCCAGAACTAGCGGCGAGTGCGACCACCGTCCTGTTTGGTGATTTCTCTTATTTCTGGATTGCTGATCGCCAAGGTCGTAGTTTCAAGCGTCTGAATGAACTCTATGCTACCAATGGTCAGGTTGGTTTCTTAGGTTCACAGCGTGTCGATGGCAAATTGATCTTGCCAGAAGCGATCAAAGTTCTTAAACAAAAGGCTAGCTAGGAAAGGAGCGAGTAGACATGGTGAGCTTAGAAGAAGCTAAATTATTCTTGCGGGTAGAACACGACAGTGAGGATGGGCTAATTACTAAGCTCATCCAGTCGACTACTCAAACGGTCGAAAATATTCTCCGCCATCCCTTATCTGACTATGAAGAAGTACCTAGTGATATTCATTCCGCCATCCTTTACGGAGTGGCCTATCTATATGAAAATCGTGAATCGGCGAACTTTAATGTGATGATGAATCTTCTTCGAGCTATTCTCTATCCTTATCGAACGGAGGTGTTCTAGTGTTTTCAATTGGTCAGTTAGATCAGCGTATTGTGATCTGCTCCACTGAAACATTATTGGATGAATTCAACACTCCCACGGGAAAGCAACGAATATTTAAATATCGTTGTTGGGCTAAAGTAAGTAATCTTCATGGAAAGGAATATTACGAGGCTTATGGTTTACAGATACATCGAGAATTAAAGTTTACCTTTCGTTTTATTCCAGGACTAACAGAAAATCATGAAATTTTCTTTAATAGTCACTACTACAATATCACTTTTATTGATCATATTAAGTATGGTAAGCAGTGGATAGAAGTCAGAGCAAGTGAAATAAATCCAAAATCTTTGCGAGGTGAGAGAATACCAACCATGGATGAAGCATGGGATAAAGTAAAAGAGAGGAGTAATTAAATGTTAAAGCATCATGATGTCACAAAATTGTTAGGGATATTAGGAGGTTTTGTAGGCTGGTTCTTTGGCCCATTAGATGGTTTGTTAACTTTGCTCTTAGTCATGGTCATCATTGACTATATTACAGGGGTTCTTAGAGCCATTTATGAGATGAAGTTATCTAGTAAAGTAGGTCGCCATGGGATTACCAAGAAAGTTATGATTTTCTTGATTGTTGGGGTAGCTAACATTCTAGATTTATATGTCTTTGGTCTGGAACACACCGTATTACGTACGGCGGCCATCTGTTTCTATGCCTCTAATGAGGGGCTTTCCATTATTGAAAATGCAGCTGGTATGGGGATGAAAGTGCCTCAAAAAATAAAAGATACCCTTCAACAACTCAATGACAAGGAGGATAGGAAGTAGATGGATTTATCGTATCAAGGTGCAACGTTAGCAAACCATCATATTCAAATCATCTTAAAAAAGGCGGCAGAATATGACATTCTACCGTCTTTGCTTTTGGTGCAACTTCATTTTGAGAGTGGTTGGGGGAAAAGCAATGTTGCCAAAATGGATAATAACCTGTCAGGTATGTCGATGCCAGCTGATGAAGAACGTTTAAGTGAAGTCAAACGACCCTCTGGGGTGATTGTAACAAAAGGGAGTCCGCGCCCTCGAACTGAAGGTGGCTATTACTATCATTACAAAAACATTGAAGATTTTATAACCGACTGGACTTATCTATTAAGACCTGATGGCCTTTATAAGGTTCGTCGGGAAACAGACTTTAAGCAGGCAGTCAAAGGCTTGTTTAGAATAGGTGGAGCAAAATATGACTATGCGGCTAGCGGTTATGAGCCTTATTTGAAAGGGATGGTTGCTAGGCGTCAAGCGATCAACCAAGCAAACAATGGCCATTTAGATCAACTAGATAAAGGAGGATATCCTATGTCAATAACAGCCCATCATGTTTTAAATGTGGCGCGTAAATATATCGGTGTTAAAAAAGGTTCAGGTAGTCATCACGCTTTAATTAATGCCTATAACCGAGTACAACCTCGCCCTTTAGGCTATGTAGTGAGCTATCAAGATGACTGGTGTGACACTTTTGTGACCGTAGTAGCTGATGAAGCTGGGGCAAGTTCTTTGATTGGACGAGAGTGTGGGGTGGAGCGTCATAAAAACATCTTTAAGCAAAAGGGGATCTGGCACCCATTAAAATTGAGTGGGAACACTTATAAACCTCATCCAGGCGATGTGGTTATCTTTCAATGGAACAACCAACGCACTGCTTGGGCTCATCACATCGGTTATGTCGAGTCTGTTTCAGGGAACAACATTACTACCATTGAAGGGAATACAACTGTGAACGGAGTTTCCCAAGTAGCAAGACGGACTTATCATCAGTATGCAGAATGTATTCAAGGGTATGCCCGACCTAAATACGGCGCATCTCAACCAAGTAAAGGACTATCTAATCAGGCAGTTGCCAAAGAAGTGGTCCAGGGTAAATGGAGCAATGGCGCTGACAGGGTGAAACGACTCCAACAAGCGGGCTATAACCCTAAACAGGTTCAGGATGAAGTGAATAAACTCTTGCAGCCAATTAACTTCAACCAACTTGTCGATGATGTTTTAACTGGCAAGCATGGCAATGGTGAGGAGCGAATTAAAGCGATTCGAAGCCTGGGACATGATCCTGTTAAAGTTCAAGAAGCCGTCAATCAAAAGATGAAGTCAAACCAAACAACGATTACAGTTTCTAAGCAACAAGCTGTCGGGGGTGATAAACCTAAGATAGGGCAAGGGCAAGTCGTGGTTGATGGTGTGACCTACCAAGTTACCTTCAAAGAAAAATAAGCGTATTGAAAACAATCGACCTATTAGCTGTTGTGGCTAGTAGGTCTTATTTTCTTTGCTTATTTTTAGAAAAAGGGTACGAATTTCCTTACTCCCATGGCTAATAGTAGGAAGAAGTTTTAACAGAGCGGTTAACTTTCTTCTTTCTCGGCGACTAGAGATGAGGAGGGAATAGTATATGACAGATCTAACTATTAAAAATGAACTTGATTACTATTTATCTGAGCAGGTACTAGAAAAATTGTACCTGGCGGACCTGATTACGAGTGAAGAAAAACAGGTGATTCATCAATTAAATATAGAAAAAATCAAGCCGATGTTAGCTGAATTATTGGTATGAAACGTTGATAATAGTGGGATTGAGAGCTAATATGTGACACGACCAAAGGAGGTGGATCACTTGAAAAAAGTCACCAAGATTGAAGCCATTGAGTCTACATCGGTTCAAAGAAAAATAAGGGTCGCTGCTTATGCTCGGGTGTCCACTTCGACGCCTGAACAGCTAGAATCTCTAGAAACACAAATTCAACATTTTGAAGATTTATTCTCAAGCCACTCTGATTGGCATATGGTTGGCATTTATGTGGATGAAGGAATCAGTGGAACGAACTTAGCTGATCGTCAAGAGCTTCAACGACTGCTTGAAGATGCTCGAGCGGGGAAAATTGATCTAATCTTAACAAAATCGATTTCCAGATTTTCTCGAAATATTGAGGAATGTCTGGCCATTATCCGAGAATTATCGAAGTTAGAGGTAGCTATCCATTTTGATAAAGAAAATTTGAATACGCAAACGATGGATGGAGAACTTCTACTGTCGATTCTTGGCTCCTTAGCAGAAGCTGAATCAAAGTCTATTTCTGATAATACCAAATGGGGACGGATCAAACGCATTGAACAAGGGAGTTATCGATATAGTTGTCCGCCTTACGGTTATGATTTTATAGACGGTCAATTAAAAATCAATGAAGAAGAAGCAGAAATTGTTCAAAAGATTTTCCGATGGTATCTTCAAGGAGAAGGGACTTATCGGATTGCTAAAAATTTAATCAAAGCAGGGATTTCAACGCCTAGAGACAAAACCTGGCGAGAAGGCACCGTGCAATATATTTTAATGAATGAAGTTTATGTGGGTGATTTTATTTATCAAAAAACTTATACCGATAGTCAGTATAAACGACATATTAATGACGGAGATGTTGAAAAATACTATATTCCAGACAATCACGAAGCGATTATTACCAGAAATGATTTTGAAAGAGTACAATCTCTTTTATCGGAGAGAGGGAAAAATGTGACAAAAACTGCCAATCAAACATATCCCTTTACGCAAAAAATTAAGTGTGGTCACTGTGGGGGCACCTTTATCAGACGAACCCATTATTCTTCTAACCAGACGAGTTATATTGCTTGGTGCTGTGGGACGCATTTGAGTGATATTAAGCAGTGCCCAATGAAGTTTGTTAAAGAGACTGAAATCCAAGAAGCCTTGATGATCCTTTTTAATAAACTCATTTTTGGAAGGCGAGAAATAATAGAAAGAACGCTTGAAAGATTGGATGAGCCCACTTCAATAGATGAAAGAGCAGTTGATGAAATAGAGAATCAATTACAAACGTGTCAGGCTAAAAAGCAAAGGCTTGCCGAATTGTTAAATAGCCAATTAATTGAGATGACCTTTTACCAAGCAGAAATGAACCGTCTTGAAGCAGAGAAAAAAGTCTGGCTCCAGAGGAAAGAAAACTTATTAAGGAAAGATGTCAATAAATTAGAAACGGTCACAGCCCTGAAACATACCAATCAATTCTTAAAAGAGGCTGAGTACTACCAACATTTTGAAGCTAAGCTGGTCAATGACTTTATTGACGAGATCGAAATAGAGAGTCGAACGGTATTTCATTTTCATTTAGTGGGTGGTTTGGTACTAACAGAAAGGAGGGAAAATAGTGAGAGTGTACTTTGGTTATCAGATGAATCAGGGTGAAATTGAAACGCATCCTAAGGAAGCAGCTCAAGTTAAATTATTATACGAAACCTATTTAACAGGTGTATCTTTAGTCAAAGCAGGGAAAGAAGTAGGGGTGACTAAATCACATAGTCAAATTGGAAAGATGTTATCGAACCCGATCTATTTAGGAGAGAGGGGCTATCCAAGAATTATCCCTCCGGATTTATTTGATGCAGTTCAAGGAGAACGGGAGAAAAGGAAAAAACAGCTGGGGCGATATTTTGAAGTTAAAGAGGTGAAACTTAATATCTCTGACAAATTTAGATGGGGCCATCAAGAGGAAACCGTAACCGATCCACTGAGACAAGCAAACCAGTTATATCAAAGCATTGAGGTGATTATATGAATAACAAACGGGTGATGGTCATCCCACCCTGGAGAAAAAAAGATACGGATGATGTACAAGATCATCAAAATAAATTAAGAGTAGCAGCTTATTGCCGAGTCTCCACTGAAAGTGAAGAACAAGCAGGCAGTTTTCAAACACAAGTTAATCACTATACGCAGTATATCCGTAAGAATCCTGATTGGGTATTAGTGGATATTTATGCGGATGAAGGGATTTCTGGAACGAATACTAAGAATCGCCGAGAGTTCAACCGAATGATTGAAGAATGTCAGGCAAGTAGTATTGATTTAATTATTACCAAATCTATCTCCCGATTTGCTAGAAATACACTGGATTGCTTGAAGTACATTCGGGAACTGAAAGCGAAGAACGTGGGAGTTTATTTTGAAAAGGAAAATATTAACACACTTGATTCTAAAGGAGAGGTGCTCATCACAATTATGGCTTCATTGGCCCAACAAGAGAGTGAGTCCATCAGTAAGAACATCAAACTCGGTTTACAGTATCGCTACCAGCAAGGGCAAGTCAAGCTTAATACGACAAACTTCCTAGGTTATGATACAGATGGCGATGGAAATTTAGTGATTAACCAAGAACAAGCTAAAATCGTTAAACGAATTTTTAAAGAGTACTTGGAAGGCAAAGGAACGGGAAGGATTGCCAAAGGGTTAACCGAGGACATGATGCCAACTGCTAGAGGCTTACTCAAATGGTCTAGTGATGACATTAACCGAATTATCAGCAACGAAAAATATATGGGGGATGCCTTGTTGCAGAAAACCTATACGGTTGACTGTTTAACCAAGCAGAGAGTGCCTAATGATGGGACGGTTCCTCAATATTATATCGAGGATAATCATGAACCAATAGTGTCTAAAGAGGTTTTTCATCTGGCTCAACAAGAAAAAGCACGGCGTAGTAACCTCTACTCAGGTAAGAGAAAGAAAAAGCGACTCTACCAAGGAAAGTATGCTTTATCTGGTAAAGTCATCTGTGACTGTTGTGGAGAAATCTTTAGACGGGTCAAGTGGAATAGTCGGGGCAGTAAATCAGTTGTTTGGCGGTGTGTCGCCCGCATGGATAACCCTTCTAAGTGCCAGGCTCGAACCGTTAAAGAAGATATGTTGCATGAAGTGATTGTTGAAGTCATTAATTCCTTGATTGAGGATAGTGACTACTTAGATACATTAGAAATGAACATCAAAGAAGTCTTGAATCAAAAATACGATGAAACAGTTGAGGACGTTGATGATCAGCTTCATGAATTGCAGAAGCAACTGTACATAAATGGAAACGAAAAAGATGAATACGAACGATTAGCGGAACAAATCTATGACTTGAGAGAGAAGAAACAAGCTTTGTTGATTACGAATGCGACTAATGAAGATAAGCGTAGGAGATTAGCAGATATCAAAGCCTTCTTCAAAGGGCAGCACATTAAGCTGGAGGAATATGATGAAAGCTTGGTTAATCGGTTGATGGAGGAAGTGCGTGTTAAGGAAGATAGCCTTGAAGTGAAACTTAAGACAGGAGAAATCATTACAATAGAAAAATAAAAGAGACATAGAACTATGCGCAGAATGGGAATGATGTAGTTCTGTGTCTCTCTTTTTATGATATGCAGAAATAGTCTCTTTTGAATTTATTTGGTGTAAACCTAAAGCGAGCTTTTCTTATATGAATAAATTGAACAAAAATAATAAAAACATTTGTGTAAATCGAGGACAAATAGGTATTAACCTTTTAGTAAATTTTCTTTCAGGCGGAGGTGCTCTCTGATTCTGTTATTTGTTAATAAAATGCTTGACACAAGAAACTCAAACCTGTACACTTTGTGTATATAGTATATACACAAAGTGTGAAGGAAAGAAGTTAAATGATTAATATTAATCTTTCGAAATTTTCTAAAGTCCCATTGTACGAACAGATAATAAAAGAAATTAAGCGTAACATTATATCTGGTGAATTAAAGGAAAAAGAACGTTTACCATCTATTAGACAGTTGGCTAAAGATTTAGAAGTCAGTGTTATTACTGTTAAAAAAGCATACGAAAATTTAGAACAAGAAAAATTTCTGATGTCCATCCCAAGTCAAGGAACGTATGTAGCCGATTTGGATATTGATTTGATTGAAAGAAAAATTCTAGCAGAAATAGATGCGGGTATCGAACAAGTTATTATAAAAGCAAAAAGTATAGGCCTAAGTTCTGAAGAAATAGTTCAACGGTTCAGTGAAAAAGTGGAGGAATAAAAAATGCAATATGCGATAAAAATGAAAGATGTTACCAAAACACTTGGTGACTTTAAAATTGATTTAAAGAATTTACGGATACCAAAAGGCTATATTACGGGATTTATAGGGCCCAATGGAGCGGGGAAATCAACAACCATTAAATTGACAATGGATTTGATTAAGGCGGATACAGGACAAATAGATCTTTTAGGCTATGATCATGAAAATGAAGGAAAAGCCGCACGTGAGCGAATAGGTTTTGTTTATGCTGAAAATATTTATTATGAAAATTTGAATGTTTGTTCTATTGGCAACTTAGTTAACGGTTTTTATCCTAAATGGGATAAAGATAAATTCGACTCTCTCTGTCGTGATTTTAAGCTGCCTTTGCAGAAAAAAGTAAAAGATTTATCTACAGGTATGAAGGTTAAACTTTCATTAGCCGTTGCTTTAAGCCATAATGCAGATCTGATCATCTTGGATGAGCCAACATCTGGATTAGATCCAGTCGTAAGGTTGGAGATTCTAGACTTACTGTATGATATTATCCAAGATCAAGAAAAGACGATATTATTCTCCACCCATATCCTAGCCGATTTGGAAAAAATTGCGGATTATATTATCTTTATTAATGATGGAAGATTATTAATTCAGGATTCTAAAAATTATTTGCTTGAAAATTACAATCTCATCAAGGGTCCACTTCAATTGCTGGATTCAGAGATGCGAAACTTATTAATAGGTTATACAGAGAGAGAGTCTGGCTTTGCTGGTTTGAGCGAAGATGCAAAAATTTTTCAAGAAATTTATGGTGACAAGGTTCTAATTGAACCAGCGTCATTGGAAGATATTATGATTTATCACTTGAAGGGAGACAATTAAATGCGAGCATTACTAGTTAAAGATTGGATAGTAAGTCGAAAACTATTAATTTTATCATTGATTATTCTTATCTTAGTCTCCTTTGTAGTGAGTAATGATCAAATACCTTTAATTTTAGGCTTACTGCTGTCCATGTTTAATATGCGAAATATCGATGGTCTGGAAGACAAAAATGAATATCACGCCCTCATTCAAAGTATGCCAGTGAGCCGCTTTGAAGTAGTAGTAAGTAAAACTATTTTTCATTTCTTACAAGTCGGTATTAACTTATCACTTATAATATTGTTAAACAGCATACTTCCAAGTCTAAAAGGCAACAGCATCAAAGAAGTTTTCTTAACTGTAGTCATGGCTATCCTGTTAATTTTAGGTTATCAATTGTTGTACATTATTTTTGGCCCTGTATTCATGAGCTATGTTACTATCATAATTTTCCTAGTAATAATAATGTTTGGGTGGACATTAGCAAATAGCGCATTTATTCAAGGAGCATTAAGGTGGCTATCATCAATAAA